ACCTATAAGAGAAATTTAAAAAAGTATCACCAGAAGTGGCTAGAGGAACAAACCATGTTTGCCCCTGCTGATTAACTTGAAAAGTCCCTACTATTGTGTTGCTATAGTCAGAACCTATGACTAAACCACTAGGTAAACCTATCTCTAGCTCTACTCCTGTCGTTGTTCCGGGGACTATTTTAACATCTATCTCTAGTGTGTCGCCAATTCTTCGCCACTTAGCATAATTTACTGTAGGTGTTCCTAGCCCTGCGGTGTTTGATAATAAGTGTGTAGAATAGTCAACCCAATCACTAATAATACTACCCTTAGCAATATTAGTCGGTCCGACTTTAAAGTTATCGAAATAAACCGAGAAACCTAATGCTGTAGTAGACGATTGATGCATAATAAGTCTGTAACTAACACTATCACTTGCAGTTTGAAACTGAGCATAATGCGTTCCTTTCCCTGCTTTTAGATCTTCACCATTTACTCTAATCAATACATCATTAGTTACATCATAAACAGATATTCTAATATCATCATCAGCGTAGTTTGCTGCACTGGTATCGTAGTCAAAACTTATTGTTAGTTTCTGAGCCTTATCAGCCAAATCAACAGTAAATGGACAAGAAGCCCCGTGACCTTGATTGTTTGCTGCTGTTGCTATGTATTTGAAATCTGCCGTACCTCTTAGAGGTGTTGTTGAGTTTTGTGTGAAAGTAACTAATTGAGTAGTTAATTGGTCTACACCATTAACAGGATTAACTCCTACTGCATCGTTATATTCTACCCAATCACCAATACCGTTTTCTGCGTCAGTGTTGTCGTCTACCATGTAGTTAATACCACTGGCTCCACCGCCAAATGCTGTCCAAGCCCCTGCTTTATACTGCCAGTAGCCTTCAGCCCTAACCGTACCATCAGAGAATTGCATATCTCCTTGAGCCGGACTCGCTGGATCTGCTGATAGAGGTTCTAGGTTTAATGTATTTTTAAATTTAGTTGACCCTGTTGCCATAAAATTATTCCTTATTCGCTATAATTAATATATTGTGTATTAACTCATGGACTTGGTTATAAGGCTGTTTTTGTAAATAATCCAATAACGCCTGTAACTGTTCCATACTAATCTCTTTCATTATTTCCCCCATAATTTTAATACTGCTGATATCGCCCCTACTACGGCTGCTATATAGAGTACCACAGTTTTAAGTAAAATTAAAGCCTTACGGGGTTCCTCTAGAGTAGTAATTCTAGATTGATTGTCTTGATGTAATTGCTCAAGTACGTCAGTTCTTCTCATGTGTTCTGCGAGATTTGTGTCGATTGAATCCAGTCTATTATTTGAACTATCCTTTAAGTCGTCTATTCTTGCAATGATTAAATCCATCTTGTCTTTCATTTTTTCTGTCCTCTCTTATACTCTTTGGTATATACTGTTCCATATGTAAGAGATTTTAGTTTATTATTATATAAATCAGCCTTTTCTTTAGCTCTTATATTTACTATATATATAATGGTAAGTAATGAAGCAAGTAGATTTATAGGTAAGGAAACTAGTCCAAACACAATTCGTCTAAAAGTACTTCTCTTTTTATTTCTCATGGTAATATCTTTGGTAAAAAATTATTCTTTACTAATAGACCTCTAGCCACAGTAAAAACTCTAATATTAGTAGTAGATGCATAAGCTATTTCAAAATAATAATCCGCTTTTTCAGGTATTCTAGGAAAAGATAGTTCTCCATTATTTGAGGAGTCTGTTCCTGAAATACCTCTCTCTGACGAGTCATATATGGTATTGGTAGAGGGTACATATACTTTGTTGCTTATAGTTACTATACTTGTGTTTGATCTTTCTTCTGAATGACTTACATTTATAGGAAAGAAGGTATGTCCTGCAGCTACTGTATATACTGCAGTATGGTCCAAAGACTCTGTTGCAGCAATATATCTTACAGTTTTACTATCTACCGTACACGTTATATTTCCTACATTATATTTAGCTGTACCTGAGTAAACTACTCTAAAGGCATTTACTCTAAAATAACTGTTTACAGAAACTACATTATTGGTTCCGTCTAGGGCAACAACCTCTAGAATTTCTTTATAATTAGAATCTAGTCCCTCAATAAGTACTTGCCATGCGCCTGTACCCGATGTAGTAATGTCGTCAGTACTGCTTGAAACAATGGTGCATACTGAGGCTGCTGTAGGAAAAACATACATTCCACCTATTTCCCATACTGTCTCAGGAACTGTACCAGAGTCTACATCAGGATTTTCTCCCAATATAGGTATACTTCTTACAGCAACATCTAGATCTGTACTAGGGTTACTATTAAAAGCTAATATATCTCTAAATCCTAGATATGATTGTGCCATATTTTCCTTTAAATAAAACAGTTTTAAGTCATGTTTAGGACTAGGCATGGAGGTCGCCCTCTAACCGTAAATTACTGCTACATATTGTGTTGCAACCGGAGTTGTTGCTCCAGTTAATACAACTCTAACCATAGGTAAAACTGCTGTAGAAGCGAAGTCAGTTTCCTGACCTACTGCACCGATTGCAGAACTAACTGCGCCCGGAACATCTTCCCACTTGGCACCATCTAAAGAGTGCTGAAGTTTTGCCGTAAAAGTGCCAGAAGTAAAAGCAGTTGTTACTACACAAATACCTACATCTGTTGCGTCACTAGATAGTTGAATCGCACTTGAGGTTGCTGTTGCTGTCCTTGCGGCACTAGTTAAAACAATCTGTCTTTTCTCTGCTACATTACTCATTTAGGACTCCTATATTCTGTCTGCTACTGTAGAACCGTGGATTGTAACGTGTACGATACCATCTGTAGGAGCTGCACCTGCTTCAGTAGAGTTAGTAGTAACAACAATAGTTGTTTGATTTGTTACCGAAACAACAGTTGATACATCATCAGTACCTGCTGTCGCTTGAACTACCATGTCTTGAAGTGGCTCCTTTAGTGTAATTGTTTTAACACCTGTACCTGTATCAGCCATTGTTACTTGAGCAGCGTCTAGTCCAGTTAATGCTGTTCCTGCTGCGTTTGCGATGAATGATAATGTTACTACATGTCTTTGGTTTGATTGAATTGATCTTTTCATTTTGATTCCTCTTGTAACCCTATGGAGGGTTGTTATAGAGGGGCTTTTACACCCCTCATTTTATTATACTGCTAAATTATCAAGCTGACCTTGAAAATGCGGATTGATAAAAAGTCCTGCATATCCACCGTAACGTGCTTCGTAGCTGTCACCAGTTTCTCTTAAGAAAACAGTTCCATCTTCGTCAAACCACTCAAATCCACCCGGACGACAAACTAATTCAATATGCTTATCATTTAAGAATAGCATTTTTTCGTCAGAAACAAATCTTGAAGCCATAACCGGTATAGCACCATCTGGAGACATATACTCAATACCAGAAAAAGAAACTGAAGCTTTAAAAGCTTTGTCTTTTGCAGGAAGGTTATATCTCTTGTTATCTTCAAGAAGATTAAGAAGTTTGATGTATTGGTGAAAAGAAGTAAGTACTAGGTTAGGAGACTCACCACTTTGTCTTTTAATATTAACAACAACATCGTTCATAAGGTCAGTTGAAAGAGCTGCAGAAGCTGCATCTTTGCTGTATGATTGCCATCTACGACCAATTGAAATTCCTTTGTAAGTACCAGAAGTAGCTGCGATAACGCCTTCTAAACCTTCAAGCTCATTGTCCTTAGATCCTTGCATATAAAGACTTTCTACTAAAGGAGAAGTCGCTGCATCTGTTGCAAGAATTGAACTTGTTCCTACTAAATGTACGTCAAAGTCAATTGAACCCGGAACTGATGAATTAACAACGATGTCAACAACTTCTAAAGCACCTGTTTCTGTACCTACGTTTAAGATGTCGCCAATTTCAATAGACTCGATATGAGCTAAAGAATATTGTCCTGCAAAATCGAACTCGATAATGTAAGGAGTACCTACTGAACCATTTCCTTCTACGTTTCCGTTAGAAGCATGACCAGTAACAATAACACCTGTGTTAGCGATAGGCGCTCTAGTGATTTGTCTTTCTAGGTTTCTGTTAAAAGATTTAGTTGCAATCTTAACTGGGAATTTAGTCATTCTTACGAAAGAACCTTCGTCAGTTTTTGCAGCTTTCATAGTTTCTCTATCAATACTAACTACAGCATAAAGCTTTTGAGTTGATAATGATGCTTGACCAATCTTATTATTGTTAGCTGTCGGAAGAGATCCGTTACCAACACCACCACCGATTGATTGAATTACTGGTCTTTTTAACGTAGATCCTACGAAATCTTGTGATTTTTTGATTCTTGCAAAAAGAACATTTTCCATGTTAAATTGCTTGTCGATTAATTTACCGTACTTAATCTTCATTAAGTTTGCTTCGTCTGTTGCTGTGTATGTCCAACTACTCATAATTTATCCTATATAGCTTATTGCTATTCTATAACCAATCGTCTAATTCGGGATCTATGTCCTCTACGACGGTCTTTTGTTTAATTTGTTTACTTGAAGTCACTTTCTTAGAAAGTTTCTCCGACAATTTCTTCTCGACATTACTGGTCTTAGATGCAGTTAATGCTGTTTGTAGTACCTCTTTCAAATCGTCATCTGTAAAGTCTGGATACTTTTCTTTAACATTTACTAGCTCTTCAACCCACTGTGCTTCATCTTCAAGTCGCTCTCCTGATGCTTTTACAATACTCTCCGCTTGTTCGTACATTCTACCATAAAGGATAGTATCTCTTACAAGTTCCGGGGAATGATTGCCTTCATCGGGCAAAGTCTTTTCCAAGTAGCTTATAGTGTCCTGCCATTCATTCTCACTTATACCATTAGTTTCCCGAAGTTCGTTAATAGAAGAGCTAAGTTCCTGTTGGGATTGCTCATATCTGCTACGCTCGTTTTCGGACTCACGTTGTTGTGTTAAATATTCATTCTGGTCATTCAAGTTTTCATTTTGAATTTCCATTGGTGACATTGATTCTCTTCTCAATATCTCTGGTCTTAAAGCAGCTATTAACTGTTCTTTAACCATATGAGGAGGAGAACCTGCAAACGTACCAAAGTATTGCATTGCACCAATTGCATCACCATTTTTTAAATGCCCGGCAAACGTATTGATGTACTCATTTATCTCACTCTTATCCGCTTCTAACTGTTTATTTCTTATGTCATATTCAGTAAAGCGTTTACTTATTTCTTTTTGACCTATATAGTCATTCTTTAAATCTTTTAGCGATACCTTAGTATCAGCTATATCAATCTCTAGACTCCCATCTTCGATTGCTTTAGCAAAGTCAGGAAGTGGTTTCTCGTCTTCTCCGTTGGAGTCGTCGGTAGGCTCTTCGGACTCTTCTTTTCCTTCTGAGTCGCCATCTTCTTCGTCGTCTTCTTCTTCTGAACCTTCTTCTTCACTTTCAACGACTTCCCCGTCGTCTTCTTTCTGTTCGGTGTCCTCAGACTCTACTTCCTCTGTTGGCTCTATTTCTACTACGTCATCAAAGGGATCGCTCCCCATATCAACCATCTCAATCTCGTCACTCATTTATCCCTCCATTTATTAGTACCATCTTAATACTATTACTTAATAAAATCAAGTATTCCCTTCATTATTGTCTTCTTTATCCATTCCGGGTATCATTCCAGAGACTTCCTCTCCTCGATTTGCTTGTCCTTCAACCATCGCTTTCTGGTGTTCAGCTGATACTGGAGCCGCTGTATCATGGAAGAATATAGGAAACAATCGTAATTGCGCTACCTTAGCTTGGAATAAAGGATTTGTTTGCATCTTCTCAATAATCAACTGCTCTGTTATGAATATGTGCTGCTTCATGGCACTTTGTACTTCAGGACCGGCTTCTTCTTTAAAACTACGGTTCTGTATAGATCTGACATGACTTTCCCAATGAGTTAAGTGATCTTCCCAATCTTCAGGAAGTCCTACATCTTCACCGGCTAATATATCTTCATTTTCAGAATCTGCTGCTTGAATAGAGTCTGTTGCCAACTTAATTACTCTAGAAGCTGAACCAAGATCTAATAACTCTTCCCAACGCTCAGGTGAGAATAGATTAGGGTTACGTTGCATTGTATCCATTATTCTTTGAATCTTAGCCGACTTAGTTTCTGGTAATCCTGTTGAATTATCAAATCTAATATCATAGTCTTTACTTAGGTTGGCTACATCAAAATGCTTTATAAGATGTTTGTTAGATTCACCTACGATTCTTAACATTCTTCCATCTTCTATACTATAGTTATCAGCAGCTACAGCGATTGACATCTTTGCAATAGCAAGAACTAAGAAGCTGTGCTTACTTATGTCTGTTGAGTTTCTTTCATTTTCTATTTCATTTAGAAATTGTAAAGCAGAAGCTGCTGTGATTCCCTTTGGAACCTCACCTCTAGATAAACCTTGTGAGCCATAGACAGTCTGCATATCTTGTTTAATCTGCTCTCTGAAGTTATATACTTCTGGTGGATTACTTGATACTTGTGCTAACTGAGGAGCTATCGGTCCAGAGTATTGAACTACTGTATTATCATTTCCTAATTGCTCTATCTTACAAGCGCCTTTAGGCATAAGCCATTTAGCATGTGCTGTAAGATAAATGTTTTTAGCTATTAGTGTAGATACGTTATCGTACATTTTCTGAAGTGGTAGAATAGTCTCATAATTTGAGACACCATTAAGAACATTTGGAATATCCATATCAGTAAGACGTACAAAGTTTAATTTATCATGGCTGTACTTATTTAATTCTTGGTCTAGTATAACGTCTTTAGTAAATGTGATTAATACGTTTTGATCGTCCATCATACCAGTTTTCTTGTGAAAGAACTCATATACTATAACGTGGTCCTCTAAGAATCTACTCTCTAAGTCCTCAATATCGAACATTGCAAGATCTTCATCTTTCTTAATAAGGTTTGCTTTATCTGGATATTTATCTTTAAGTTCATCTACTTCTTTAACACTTATTCTAAAGTTATATTCTACATCCTCAAGACGTAGCTTACGTTGCATTAAAACGCGCCAAGGAAGCTCTACTTCATAATTAAGATCACCAGTTTTAAGTGGTTTCTTCATATCATATACTGAGCCATCAGGAAGTTGAATCTGTGAAAGACCTTCATTCTTAGCTGCTACATAGGCAGGATCTAGATCACCTTTATCTTTATCATAATTAATAAACATAAATGTTTCACCAAATATTCTACAATGTCTGTGCATTGTTTGTGTCATGAAGTCTAAATTATTAAGATAAAATAAATGTTTGATTAATAGACCAACAACTTTAGCAGATGCTCTATCAGCATACTCATCATTAGAAGGTAGTACTTCAACTGCCGGTTTAAGGCGAGTCATTTGACTTACTTTAGTTTCTGTTAGATCTCTTAAATGATTTACGATAAACTTGTTTGATTGTTTACCTCTTCTAAGTGTACCACTGTCTCTGTTCCTATCAAATCTATTTGAAGATAGTCCACGATATGCTGTAAGATTACCACGTTGCGTAGCCGTTCTAGATTTAGCATTATGAGATAACGCACCTTTAACTTTATTTAACCACAGTAATAATTCTTTCTCATCACCGCCTTTGAATACTTTATAAAAAGGCTTTACCTTCTCAGTGCTTTCAAAATCTTCTTCTTCATCCCACATGTCTGACATTATTTAATCCCTTTGCTTATACGCTCCACACTTCTTTATCATCATCATCTAATGCAAACTCTGGAAACTCTAATTCAGTTTCTTCTTTATGCAAATCGTTCTGACGTTTAAGTGCTGCCGAGTATTCATCATTCGCTCTTTGTACTTCTTCATCTACTGGTACTAACTGTACTGTATGTGTAGCTTTCTCTCTGGCTACCATTATAATAGCAATAGTTATGCTTAACATTAATGCCAATACTGAAATGAATATTGACGCTATTGATGTAGCCATAGTAAGTTGTTGTATTTCCATTGTTCCTCCATATAAATTAAATAGTTAGCAACTACCATACCACTTTTCGCCTTTGTAGGAAGGTATCTCCTCTAGTTCGGTAGTATTACTATAGTACTATCTATAATAAAAATCAAGTCTTTAGTCTAGGTCGAAGTCAAATATGCTGTCCATCCAATCCACAGCATCATCTTCTATATCGTCTTTGTGTCGCGGATCTCGATAGCGCCCTTCGGATATGGTGGATTGATCGCTTCTATAACGAACAGCTTCCAGTACTTCGTGCATATTATAATTAGCCGCAGCATTAAAGTATCTCCAACAATCAATAACGTGGTCATGTCGCTTTGGAATATTACCCCTATCGTCTACTGCATATCCTTCAACCTCTTTACAAAGGTTTACGCATCTATCACTAATCTTAACAAGTTTATGTATTAGTTGATCCTTAATTAAACTTAAACCCTCTTCCTTCTTATTATGGTTCTTATTGGTCGGTTTAAAGTAAACATGGTATTGATCTAGTACTTCGTTCATGTACCAAGCAGCGGCTTCATCTGCAGTTTTATCCCAATCAAGATCTACGCTAGATCCCGGATATAAACTCAGGCACTTAGCCTCCATGTGCGGATATATTCTTCTGGTAGAGGTGGCTTTCTGATCTGTAACGTACACTTCATCTAGAATATAGATTTGTTTACTGTAGGGGTTCAGTGCAACGAGTAAAGCCCCGAAGCAAGTGACCGTACCAGGGTCTGCTACTAGATACCACTCCAGACGCTTCAGATCGTTCTCTAACTCCTTCATGAGATCAAAGTGACTAAAGACATGGGTTCTTTTATCGAACATAGGAAAGATAGATTTCTTACCTCCCTGTATTACTTTACTATAATATTCCAGTTGAACAACGTCTTCTTCACCACGGGCTATTAACTGCTTGATTTCCTGTTCAATGATTTGCTTTTGAGCAGGTAAGTGGTTGATTGGATTATCGAATGTCGTTCTTTCAGCTACATACCACTCCTTCGGATTAGTGTTAGCATATTCTAGGATCTCATTATACTGATCCATGTTCTTATTTCCCGGACGAGGCTTAGTACCTATAATTACTAGAGGTGCTGCCTTAGCTGCCCTGTTTGGAGCAAACTCTACATGCCATCTGTGGTTAAATGCTTTAAACTCATCATATACTGCTATGTGAGGCGTTAGACCATTGGCAACTTGATAGTTATCACTTCCAACTATCTGAATAAAGGAGCCGTTCTTTAATAGGATCTTCATTGATTGGTCTTTAATACCATATGGGTGTTTCACATACTTAGCCGTATCTTCCCCTAGAAACTTTTGTATACGCTGGTTATCCCAGAGGATCTTTCTCGCATGGGTTGCTTCTGGACCAACGTAATAACAAGCACTTCCAGGATTTAGTAGAGCATGTCTCCATAATATGTATCCAACCAACTCTGTCTTTCCCCATTTACGACCACAAGAAATAAACATTGAGTTAATAGTGTTGCTATCTAAATACAATGGCTTAAGTTGTTTTATCTGATCGTCATGTAGTCTTGTGTCCAATCCAACAAGAATACCATCACCTCTTGGCTTATTAAGATCTTCCATTATCTGTAGATATAGTCGGTCATCTACAGATAAAAGATGTAACTTTTCTTCTTCCTCTAGTAAGTGTTGTTTCTTGACACTATTTGGCATATCTATCCAAAAATGCTTTTACATAATAATGAGGAACCATGAATGGCTCTGATGGATAACTTCCTGCAAACAAAACACCAATAAGCTCACCTTGAAGATTAACTACTGGAGATCCTGAATTACCCGGATAAGCCATAGCAGAGATTTGTACGTTTCTTACCGTACGTCCGTCTAACCACGGCGCTCTAAAGCTACCTGACTCAATAACTCTACCCTTTCTAACAGTCATTCCTATACCGCGTGGATAACCAATAAGAATAAGTTCGTCTAGAGGCTTCAACGCATTTTCAGCTAGTTTGATACCGTCTGTTCTGTTACTCGTTACTAAACAAAGATCATGGATAATGTCTACTTTAATTACTTTACCTACATAGTCCCCGAATTGAATATTATCTCCGGCAGATGCTGGTATTTCTAATCCCGGAATATCTTTATTATATACCCGGCTATTTAGATCGCATACATGTCTATTAGTTAATATAAATACTTTACCATTATGTACTATGTGAGATGCTGACGCATATCTGTCATTGTTTCTAACCAATAGTCTAAAAGGCACAACATGTTTTGCTGTCTCTCTAACGATATCCCTCTTAATAGCTGTTGGAGCTGTTACCATAATAATAACTGCAATCCCTAATGCCAGTATACAGCAGGTTGTTACTCTAATTAATTTTTTCATTGTCTTCCTCCAAATCTGCAAACGGATCTGCTTTGATTTTCTTTTTAAGTTCTTTATTTGTTAAAGGTCTATCTTGGTTCTCTACTATGTCAGTGGGTTTACCCTCATCAAGTCTTAATATATTATCCAACGTCTTTAGGATATCCGCAGCTCTAGTTGCCTCAGTCATTGAAGGCGGTTCATGACGAGTTGCAAGAG